TGCTGGCAAAACTGGCGACATAAGATTTACAACAACGGACGCCGCCGCAGGAGATTTTTATTCAGTCACACTTGACATGATTAAATCTTATGCCGACTAAATCACCATCTCAGCATCGTCTAATGACGGCAGTTGCGCACAACCCTGAGTTTGCCAAGAAGACTGGCATCCCTCAAAAGGTTGGTAAAGAATTTGTTCGTGCCGACAAGCGCATGGCTGATGGTGGTGGCGTAAATGCGGCTGGTAATTACACTAAGCCTGAGTTGCGCAAGCGTATTGTGAGTCAAGTCAAGTCCGCTGCAACGCATGGTACTGGTGCAGGCGAATGGTCGGCCCGCAAGGCCCAGCTTGTGGCAAAGAAATACAAGGCCGCTGGCGGCGGGTACAGGGACTGAAATGAAAGCCCCGCAAAAATCCCTAAGCGATTGGGGTAAACAAGATTGGACAACCAAAAGTGGCAAAAAATCTTCTGAAACTGGTGAGCGATACCTTCCAAAAGCTGCGATCAAAAGTCTCAGCCCTGCTGAGTACGCTGCGACAACCAAAGCCAAACGAGCAGGCAAAGCCGCAGGAAAACAATTCGTAGCGCAACCCAAAAAGATTGCGCAAAAAACAGCAAAATATAGGTTTTAATCATGGCGAAAAAAACTCCATCTCTTGCTATTGGTCGTGGCGAAAAGTTGCCAGTCTCTCAGGGGGCTGGACTAACTGCCAAAGGTCGAGCCAAATATAACGCGGCAACAGGTAGCAATTTGAAAGCACCCCAGCCTCAAGGTGGCGCACGCAAGGATTCTTTTTGCGCTCGTATGAGTGGTGTGGCAGGGCCGATGAAAGACGAAAAAGGCAAGCCTACCCGTAAGGCGGCGGCGCTTGCGCGTTGGAAGTGCTGATATGGCATATTCTGGCACTACAGGCGCAACCGTTGTAACGGTACAAACGCTAATTGACCACGGCGCTCGTCGGTGCGGCAAGCTGGCCGAAGAGTTGACCTCGGAACAGGTTCTGTCGGCCCGCGAGTCGTTGTTTTTTCTGCTGTCCAACCTGATCAACATCGGCATCCAGTATTGGGCTATTAGCAAGAAGGTGTACGGCCTTCAGGCAAACAATTTTGTCTACAAGCTGCCCTTGGGTGGCAACGATGTTCTTCAAGCCTTGTACCGCAGCATAAACCGCCCTACGCCCAACGGCACGGGTGGATATGCAACAAGCGCTGGTGGTACTGTTGCAAATGCATTTGACAGCAATGTTGATACCGCCTGTACACAAAATGCAGTAAATGGAAACATCTCAGTTGACTACGGCACAAGCAATCCCATCTACGTTGGATCAATTGGCGTACTGCCAAATGTTTCTGGCTCTTTCAACGTGGTATATGAGTATTCCACTGACGGAGCTACATGGAGCACGCTTTTGGCTCCCGGAGCGCAGACTTGGGTAAATGAGGAGTGGATCTGGACTGACATTGAGGCAGGCCAAACCGTTCAGTATTACCGCATCCGTGAGACTGGCGGCAACACTTTAAACCTGCGTGAACTGTATTTCGGCAACAACTCAACCGAAGTCACCATGTCTCGCTTGAACCGCGACGATTACACCAACCTGCCGAACAAGAACTTTACTGCAAACCAGCCGTTCCAGTTTTGGTTTAATCGCACCATCCCGCAATCGGAAATTTACCTTTGGCCTGTGCCATCTGACACGTTTGTTCAGATGACCGTTTGGTACTCGCGCCAGATCATGGACGTAGGTGACTTGTACGGAGAATTGGAAGTACCGCAGCGCTGGTATATGGCTGTGGTGAGTATGCTGGCCCACCAGATGTCGCTGGAGTTGCCCGGTGTGGACATGAACCGCGTTGCTTACCTTGAAACACAAGCGTCTAAATACCTATCGCAAGCCGAAGAGGAAGAGCGCGACAAGTCACCGATTTACTTTGCCCCAAACATCAGCGTGTACACGAGGTGATTGATGGCAATTTTTCTGGACACCCTCGGATACTCTGACATTGCAATCGCAATTTGCGACCGTTGCAAGATGAAGCGTCCCCATGCGGTGATGAGGAACGACCCAAACTTCCCCGGCCTGCGGGTGTGCGATCAAGGTTGCGCTGACCAGATTGATCCTTACCGCTTGCCTGCCAGAAAAACTGAAAGAATAACAATTCGGTTTCCGCGTCCAGATGTGAGTGTGGCTGTCGATCCCAACAATTTAATTGCTTCTGGCCCCTACAGCAATTACGTCATATCGACGCAGGAAAATATAGAAACCCCGTCTAACAACGGCAATTTTGATGGCTTAGAGGTTCAACCGGAGTGATATGGCAAACGTAACAATCACCGATCTGCCAGCGGCGGGGCCGATTACTGGAACCGAGTCAGTTCCCATTGTCCAAAATGGGCAGACTTTGCGCACCACCACGGGCGCGATTGCCGCATCCCCGTCGCAGCCTTACACCTACCTGACCGTTACCCAAACGCCTCAGTTAGCCAACAGCCGATATTTTGGGGCGACTAACGGCCTGACGTTGTCGGACGGGGGCGCTCAGAACGTGTTCAATATAACGACCACAGGCGCTTTATTGTCGTTAGTGAACTCTGGTACTGGGTTTCAGGTTAAGACGTCTTCTACGGCCATTACAGGCCGTTCTATCGTTGTTTCTGGCGTGGGCCTGTCAATCACTGACGGCAACGGCATTGCTGGCGACCCAACAATCACTTTGGCTGGTCAGGTGCTAAACCTTGCAAATGCAAGCATCAATGGGTTTGTGGTGTTGACAAGTGCGGGTGCAATTACCTCAACCACTTTGACTGGTACGGCAAGCCAGATTTCTATTACAAACCCTAATGGTGTGGGCAACCCAGTGTTTTCGATTGCCAACGACCCCGTGATGCCGGGTAACGGGTCGATGACCATCCCTGTCGGAACCACGGGTCAACAGCCCGTTGCCTCCGCTATTGGCATGATTCGTTACGACACTACCCAAGGAGGGTTTTTTGGATATTCTGGTAGTGGTTGGAATCAATTTTCTTTGTCTGGTGGCGTAACTCAGGTCAACACGGGCACAGGTCTGACGGGTGGCCCTATCACTGGCGTGGGCACAATTTCCATTGACGTCACCGCTGTGACTGCTGGCTCTTACGGGTCTTCGACTCAGGTCGGAACCTTTACTGTTAACGCTCAAGGGCAGTTGACTGCCGCTGCCAACGTGGCAATCAGCGCCTCTTCAATTGGTGCGATAACCGCCATCAATGGCACTGCAAACGAAATAACCGCAACGGGCGTATCAACTGTTACGCTGTCTTTGCCTGCCGCTTTGACTTTCACTAGCAAGACGGTGACAGGCGGCACATTCAATATGACAGCGGCGACTGTTGGGTCGGACACTGTTGCTACCTTGACCGCAACTCAAACGCTGACAAACAAGACCATCAGCGGTTCGTCCAACACCCTGAGCAACATTGGCAACGCAAGTCTTACCAATAGCTCGATCACCATCAATGGCAACTCGGTGAGCTTGGGCGGATCAACGACTGTGACGGCCAGCACTACCAGCGCACTGACCATTGGGACTGGGCTTTCTGGAACATCCTTCAATGGATCAACACCAGTGACCATTGCCATAGACGGCACGGTGGCAACACTGACGGGCACGCAGACGCTGACCAACAAGACGATAAGTGGCGCAAGCAACACGCTGACCAACATTGCAAACGCAAGCCTGACCAACTCGTCTGTGACTGTTGGTACTACAGCCATTGCTTTGGGAGCGTCAAGTCTTACCTTGGGCGGGTTGACTACGGTGACCGTCACTCAAGACCCAACTGCGGCGCTTGACTTAGCAACCAAGCAGTATGTTGACGCAGTAGCCCAAGGGTTAGACCCCAAGGCATCTTGCGTGGCGGCAACAACGGCAAACATCACGCTGTCTGGAACGCAGACCATTGACGGTGTGGCGTTGATTGCTGGAGATAGGTGTTTGGTTAAAGACCAGACATTGAGCCAAAACAACGGGATTTATTTGGTTGCGGCGGGTGCATGGACTCGTGCAGCGGACATGGACTCGTGGCTAGAAGTGCCGGGGGCGTTCA